ATGAGCAAAGTTCGTGAGGCAGGTGCACCGTTGAAGACCTTTGGTGGTCGTGCGTCTGGTCCTGCGCCATTGGTATCTCTGTTTGAATTCTGTGTTGAGACTTTCAAGGCTGCTGCTGGTCGCCGGTTGACCTCAGTAGAGTGTCACGATATTGTCTGTAAGATCGCAGAGATTGTAGTGGTTGGTGGTGTCCGAAGAAGCGCCCTAATCAGTCTGAGTAACCTCTCAGACGACCGTATGAGACATGCTAAAGCAGGGCAGTGGTGGAACGACTACGGGCACAGAGCACTCGCAAATAACTCTGCTGCATACACCGAGAAACCTGATATTGGTATTTTTATGGACGAGTGGAAAGCACTCTACGATTCCAAGTCGGGGGAACGTGGTATTTTCAATCGTGAGTCTGCTAATATGGCAGCAATCAAGTCTGGTCGAAGGGAGGTGGGTGACCACGAGTTTGGCACCAACCCTTGTTCTGAGATCATTCTTCGCTCTCGTGAATTCTGTAACCTATCAGAGGTTGTGGTTCGTGCGGGTGATAACCGCGAGACGCTACTTGAGAAAGTCCGTCTCGCAACTATTCTAGGAACGTTCCAATCCTCACTGGTGAACTTCAAGTATATCTCGAAGACTTGGAGCAAGAACTGTGAAGAGGAACGTTTGCTTGGTGTGTCTATGACTGGTATCATGGACAACAAGTACACCAATGGTAAGTTGGGTAACCTACCAGATCTGTTGGAAGAACTCAAAGCAGAAGCCGTTAAGGTGAATGCTGAGTTGTCTAAGAAATTAGGAATCAACCAGTCAGTTGCCATCACATGTGTGAAACCCTCTGGTACGGTCTCACAACTCGTGGACGCCGCTTCTGGCATACATGCACGACATAACCCTTACTACATTCGCACAGTGCGTGGTGACAAGAAAGATCCACTGACCAACTTCATGATTGATAAGGGCTTCCCTGTTGAAGACGATGCAATGAATCCCGCAAACACCGTTGTATTTTCATTTCCTGTGAAGGTAGACAAGGGTGCTGTATTCCGCACCGATATGACTGCCATTGAACAGTTAGAAATGTGGTTGATCTATCAGAAACATTGGTGTGAACATAAACCATCTGTTACTATCTCTGTCAAAGAACATGAGTGGATGGAGGTGGGCGCGTGGACATATGCCAACTTTGATTACATGAGTGGTGTATCGTTCTTACCGTTCTCTGAGCATACATATAAGCAAGCACCTTATCAGGACACTGATGAAGCAGGATACAAAGAGTTGTTGAAGATTATGCCAAAGGATATCAACTGGGCAGATCTAGCAGAATACGAAGCAAGCGATACCACAGTAGGCAGTCAAGAGTTGGCTTGCGCGGCTGGTAATTGTGAGATTGTATGAGCGACCCATACTTTTGGAAGTTTCACTGCCCATCATGTGATATTTATATGTCACTGGTGGTTCAGGATTGTGATGAAATGCCTGTGTTCTGCCCTATGTGTGGTGATGATACAAACGAGAATTGGGACGAAGAAGACATATAAGTAGTACCATGACTTGGTACTTTGAAAGCAAACCATATGAACCCACCGAAGAGGAATTAAACTCTTTGGTGGGTTTTGTGTATCTGATAGAGGAGGTTGACACCGGTATGAAATATATCGGCAAGAAAGGCTTCTGGCGTAGTAAGATCTTACCAATCACCAAAACACGGAAGAGACGCAAGAGGACGCTCGTAGAGAGTGATTGGCGTACATACCATGGTAGTAGTGAGACTTTAAAAGAACAGGTTTCTATCTCAGAAAGCATATATAATAGAACGATATTGAGACTTTGTAAGACCAAAGGCGAGATGTCATACTTTGAAGCCAAAGAACAATTTGACAAGGATGTTCTTTTAAGAGATGATTATTATAATGCTTTTATTGGTTGTAAAATTCATTCTAAACATTTAAAATTATAAATATTAACTGAGACAATTAGATCAACTAACTATGAAATCATTTAGACAACACCTTTCCGAAGGTGTCAACGACCCCGCAATCTTCAAAGCAATCTTTCTCGCTGGTGGTCCTGGCAGTGGCAAATCATTCATCGCAGGTAAGACTGGATTACCAGCACTGGGNTATCGTATTGTCAACTCTGATGATGCATTCGAAGCATCAATGAAGAAAGCAGGTATCGCATTAGACCCCGAAGGTATCTTCTCTGACAAGGGTCAAGAACTCCGTGGTCGAGCAAAGACTCTCACTGGTAAGAAACAAGAACTCTATCTCAAAGGTCGTTTAGGTCTTGTCATTGATGGCACAGGTCGTGATCATGCGAAGGTGGCGCAACAAGCAAAGATGATGAAGAAGATGGGTTACGATGTCGCAATGATATTCGTAAACACCGACAAAGAAACCGCACTACAACGCAACCGTGATCGTGAACGCTCACTACCTGACGCAGAGGTTGCTAAGATGTGGGACACTATCCAACAGAACGTTGGTCTGTTGCAGAACATTTTTGGTAAGAAAAACTTTTTAGTAGTCGATAACTCTGACGGCAAGGACTACAAGAAAGAGACGTTACGTGCATATAGAGACGCGGTGAAGTTTACCAATAAACCACCTGAGTCAAAAGATGCTAGAGCGTGGATTGCTAGTCAGAAGAAGGGTCGAGCAGTACAACAGAAACTGCCTATCTAAATAGTGCTTGACAACTTGTCAAGCCGTGTGTATAATGTACTATAGTATCTTAAAGGTGATTATTAATGATTAAAACTAGACAAATGAATGTATATGAAGTATTCGAGGCAATTGAGACTGCCAAGAGTAGGAAAGCTAAAATTAAATTATTGCAAGAGAATGATATCATGCCTGTGCGTGATGTATTGCAAGGCACTTTTGATGATAGGATTACTTGGAAGCTTCCACCAGGTACACCGCCCTACACTCCAGGTAATGATGACGCGCCGCCACCTAGTACACTCTTTAAAGAACATCTTCTTTTTAAATATTTTATAAAAGGTTTACGCGATTGTGAGCAGTTAACACCTATTCGTCGTGAACGTATGTTTATAGATATTCTAGAAAGAATTCATCCCAAAGACGCTGCTATTCTAGTGTCAATGGTCAATAAAACCAAACCAGAATTTGATGGATTAACTAAAAAACTAGTACAGGAGGCACTACCCGATTTAATCCCAGAATGATTATGTGAATACCCAAATCGATAACAAGGAGACTTGCCTATGGTGGTAAACCAAATAGAACGACTTAAAAAAGACTCTAGGGAACTTGGACATTATATTCACAAGTTAAATAAAAAAGGGAAAGAGGAGGCAGCATATAAGATGATTAAGAAACAAGCATTCTTAGACGCTGCCATTAATCAAGTCACGAGGGGGTGATCCTTATCTAATCGGATCCCTCTATTTTGGGGGATCCATTTTAGGATATTATTATGCCGACATACGATATGAAAAACATTAAGACCGGTGAAATGAAAGAGATGTTTATCTCAATTTCAAAGAAAGAAGAACTGCTTGCTAGTGGAGAATGGGAACAAAAGATCCTTTCACCAACTGCTATGGTAACTCACACAGGTAATATCATTAATAAGACATCAGGTGATTGGAAAGATCTGTTGTCAAAAATCAAGGAAGGTTCAGGTGGTAACAGTGGTCTAACTGCTCAACAAAAACGCAAACATGGTTTTATTGATAATTCCATCAAAACATGAGAAAGCAATCGCAACAAATGCCTCCTATGAGGACTGCCATGCCAGACATGAAAATTCGTCTGGATCAATTAGCAACCATTTCGCCTATCACTCCGCATCAAGAGGATGCGTGGCAGGGGTGGCGTGACGGCGATCATCTTGCACTCACTGGTACTGCTGGTACAGGTAAGACATTTCTTGCCATGTATCTTGCACTAGAAGAGGTGATGGACAAGAGCACACCATTTGAGACATTACACATCATTCGGAGTGTTGTACCTACCCGAGAGATGGGTTACTTGCCTGGTACTATTGAAGAGAAACTCAACGCATACACAGGACCATATCGTGCTGCTGCTACTGAGTTATTCAACGATCCGAAAGCATATGA